TCGACTATGTGAAATCTACACCAGATCCAAAGTATAGAAAAAATCCACTAACGTATTTGAACGGGGAGTGTTGGAATAATGAGATTACAACTAAGGGCAGCGACTACTCACATTTACCAAAGCACATGAGACCAGATCGAAACCCGATGGACAACCTAACTTTTTAAACAAAATGACCATGAGTGAGAATTTAGAATTTATTGACTGGGAGAAAATAGAATTGAACCCCACGAAATCAGGAGAGCAGAGAACGGTTTGCCCAAACTGCTCCCACGAAAGGAAAAATAAAAATGACAAATGCTTTTCCGCCAATATGGATTCGGGGGTTGGGCATTGTTTCCATTGTGGGATAAAATCAATCAGGGATTTCAAGAAAAGGGACAGCGCGAAAAGCTACGATCTACCGCCTCCAAATTGGCAAAACTGTACTAACCTATCAGATGGGATGGTAAAGTGGTTTAAGGGGCGCGGAATTGGCTCACAAACCCTGATTGAGTGTAAGGTGACAGAGGAAAAGTTTTATCAGCCTGCAAAACAAGCGGAATGCTCCAATATTGTCTTCAATTATTTTGAGGGGGAAACCTTGGTGAATAAAAAATACAGGAGCGCAGATAAGAAATTCACGCAATCAAAGAACACAAAGAATATTTTTTACGGGATCAATGATGTGATAGGACAGAAGGAGTGCTACATCGTAGAAGGGGAAATGGATAAACTCGCCATGTGGGAGGTAGGAAAAAAGAATTGCATCAGCGTACCAAACGGGGCGAATGATAATGATGATGTGTGGTTGAACTGTGAACCCTACTTAGGCTCGATTGAAAAGTTCTACATCTGCACGGACATGGATGAAAAAGGGCAGGAAATATCAGAGAAGATCGCTCAAAGGTTGGGGCGGTATAGGTGCGAACGGGTAACCTTTAAAAACAAGGATGCAAATGATGATCTCATGGATAGCGTGTTTACTTTGGAGGAGTCAATTAAGAACTCAAAGAAGTACCCAGTAGCAGGGACATTCAAGGTTGAGGATTTAGAGGATGAAATATACAAACTTTATGACAACGGGTTGCCTGATACGGTTTACCCGAAAGGAAGTTGGTTTGAGGGCATGGGGGATATGTTCTCAGTTATGCGTGGACACTTAGTTGTTGGGACTGGAATCCCATCACACGGGAAATCAAATTTTACTGATTGGTATGTTTTGAACCTGATTAGGGATTACGATATGAAAGCCAGTTGGTTTTCGCCTGAGCATCACCCCATGTCGCTACATCAATCAAACCTGATCCAGAAGGTGACAGGAAAACCATTTTTCAATGATATTGATGGGGTTAGAAAAATAACAAAAACCGAGATTAAAGAATACAAGGATTGGGCAAATGAAAAAATATACCTAACCTCCACGGATAAGAATGAATCCCCGACTTGGGATTGGTTATTTGAGAAATTCAAGGAACAGATTTACGGCTACGGGGTGGATATTTTTGTGATAGATGCCTTCAACAAAGTGCTATTTGATAAGGCAGGAGAAAACCGACACCAGATAAATGAGGTACTAACCAAATTAACCTCCTTTGCCCAACAGAACAACGTCTTGATATTCTTAATTGCGCACCCTACAAAGATGAAAAAGAACGAGCAAGGGGAGTATGACCTTCCATCGCTTTATGATGTGTCAGGTAGTGCCGATTTCAGAAACCAGACTCACGATGGGTTTTGTGTTTACCGACACTTCCCAAATGAAACTCAGGATGGATATACGAAATTCGTGAACCTCAAAACAAAGTTTTCATTTCAAGGGGATATAGGAGCAGCGAAAAATTTTACTTACCACGTACCGAGTGGGAGGTACTACCCCCAAGGAACGAAATATGATTACAAGAGCCTAATCCCCAAGACAGAGAGCAAAGAAATATTTAAACAAGCGGTGAGCGATCCCTTTGAAAGTTTTGAAAAAGAAAATGTACCTTTTTAATTAAAAATAAATACCTATATTTACGGGATGGCAAAGAGCAAATCAATAGGGAAATTGAAAAAGGATCTGGATAAGGTGTTCAATCGATACATCCGATTTAGAGACACCGAGGATGGATATGGGGTTTGTATATCCTGCGGTCATGGAAAGCCTTTTGAGGAGCTTGATGCAGGGCATTTCTACGCGAAACAAGGTTATGATGGTCTTCGGTATAATGAGGATAATGTTCATGCTGAGTGCCGTAAATGCAACCGCTTTGATGATTCTCATTTGATAAGTTATCACGATAATCTATTAGGGAAGATTGGAAATGCAGGGATGGCAAAGTTGAAGTATGATGCCTCAGATTATAAAGCAGGAGGATTCAAGTGGAATCGGGCTGAGTTGAATGAAAAAATAATTGAGTACAAAAATAAATTGAAGAATTATGAGTGAAGTGAAAAAGAGAAAATCAGGAGCAGGAAGACCAAAATCAGAAAGCTCAAAAGAGTTATTTGAAAACTACCGACTAGATCCATCCGCGATGATTAATTGGAGCGAGTTGAGCAAGTGCCTGACGGGTAGTGAGCAGATTATTTCAAGGTTGAAATTTGGGAATGAGAGCAACAAAAAGTACCAGAAGGATATTAAGAAATTGATGAGCCTGATTTCAGGTTGGGAAAAGAAAATCAAAAGAAATTGATATTTATTATAGTTTATTAAAAGTTTTTCCGTATATTTAGGTATGGAAACACAAACAAACAACCTAGAAAGAAGACAAGTTGAGAACACTAAGGTTCAAGACCTTCAACATGAGCTAGAATTTAACGGGCTTAGTGAGCTAGTAACTTTTCAAGAGGGGGATTTTTGGACAACATTAACCCTTCATTCTGAACGTGAAAATTTAGTTGAATTACTTGACCAAGTTTTACCACAATTAGAGGAGGATTAAAAACAAGAAACCATGAAGGCAATACCAACAACAGCACCAGTATTCTACCCGAACCATCTAACCGTTAATTCGGTGGATGGGGATGAGGTAAGATGCCAGTTTTCATTCTACTGGGAGAGTACATCAATGTTTTCACTCGTTAGCCTATCAGAAGTGATTGAACTTGGCGGAACTTTCTCCAAGTTATTGATTGATAAATACGGGGGGATTCCAGAGCCAGAGGTAATAACGGAGCTATTTAGGGAGGATGAGGATTTGGACTATTATTTATCAGACGATTGCAACCAGATTATCAGCCGAGCCATACAGGAAAAGATGAGGGAGGCGATTGATGATATTTTATGGTAACGCTAAGTATATGAAATGTGGAGCAAAGCGGATTTTTTCATATACCGTGTTATGCTTTGTTAATTAATAAAACCAAGATTATGTATATAAATATTGAAAAAATAATTGAATTAGGAGATAATGCAGAGAGAGATTTCTTTAGATGGCTTGATGAAAACGATATAGGGTGGTATCAAAAAGGTAGTAACTTGAAAAATATATGGGTGTTTGATACAGAACAATGTAAACAAGTAAAAAACCAATGGAATGAGGTAGAAATAAATGAAGTATAACACAAAAGCAAAAAACCGTTTTTATAGTTTTTGCTGACTGTTAGCCCCCGTTTTAATGGGGTTATTTTTGAATTTTTTTAAACAAAACAACTATGAAATTAACAGGACAAGAAGTTTTTTGGTGCAGGGATTACCAAGATGCAAAGGAATTACTCAGTTTAGCAACTGAACTCGGGATGGAGTGGAGTGATGGAGGGGTTTATGCGAATGATCCGAGGTGGTACGATTACCAGAGCCATACTTGCTACAATTTAGCATCAGGGGAACACGCCCCGAAAGAAGTCTATGAACTGATGGGGATGAAAATTGTTGATGTAGGAAAAAAATTAGATGAAAAGTACAACTAATTAAAATCTTTTCCGTATATTAGTATAACAATAAGGAATTAAACAAAACAACAATGAATAGAGATAAGATAGCCGATTTATACAAAAAGTATGATTTAACTCAGGATGATGTTTTCAAACATAAACATTATCTGATTATCACACGGAGCGGAATTGAGAAGATCCAAGCACTTGAGAAAATAGATGTAAAGTTTGAGGTAATCAGGTGCGAACCAGACTACGCGGTTTTTAAGGCGTATAACGATACTTTGCAGACTTTTGGTAGTGCTAAGTATGGAGACTACAAAACAGGCAACACAGGCTCTTGGTACATTGCAGAGATGGCAGAGAAGAGAGCGTTGAGCAGATTGGTTTTGAAGCAAACTGGATTCTATGAATTGGGCGTGTTTGGAGAGGATGAATCAGAGGACTTTAAAAAGAAATAACCATGAGCAAAGCAACCGAAATAGACTACTTATTCTCAGAGGATGATTGGTTTGAAAAAAGATTGGGCAGATTGACCTCAAGCAGATTTGGAGACATGATGCAAAGAGGCAGGGCAAAGGATCAGAGGTTTGGAACAGCCTGCAAAAAATATATCAATGAAAAGATAGCCGAGATATTAACGGGGCAATCAAGCAGCTTTTCAAGCCAAGCGACAGACTGGGGAACAGATTTAGAACCCGAGGCGATTAACTTTTACCAATCAAAAACTGGGAATATTGTTGATTATGACTCGAAGCGGTTTGTTGAATTTGGCGAGTATGCAGGGGGGTCTCCTGATGGGTTAATTGGTGAGGACGGGGCGATTGAAATTAAGTGCCCGTTTAACTCGATTAACCACATAGAAACGATCAGGACAAACGGAGTGCCGAAACAGTACGCACATCAGGTTCAAGGACACCTCATGGTTACGGGGCGCGAATGGTGCGACTTTGTAAGTTATGACCCAAGAATAAAGGATGAAGGGCTTAGGATGCATATCATCAGGGTTGAGAGGGATCAGGATTTGATTGATGAAATGGAAGCCCGTATTGAAGAGGTTAGGGCTGAGATTGACAAGAACCTGACAGATATTGGGTACAAACCTATTTAAAACAAAAGGAGTCCAGAGCGATAATTAATTTGTATCACTAAAAAAAACTTGGGGGTTTAATAGGTGAAAATCGCTCTGGGCTTTCTTTTAACGCTTAGGCTATGTGCTGAGAGCGTAGCGAGTGGCATTATAGCCAATGTTGTAGGTTTTTTAAATACGGAATTATGAGAAAAATAAAAGGAAAGGCAAATCAAGTAAAAGCATCGTTTCTAACACATAGAAAAAGATGTTCTGAATTAGAGATATTAGTTTCTACATTTATTGATTTTGATTTTAGTATTGATTTTAGAGAGGATGAAGGTTTGATAATAGCACATAACGATAGTAGTAATCTAGCTATGTTTAGTGACATACTAGAAAAAATTGAGTTAGGCGAGGATATAACGGTAAATGATTTTACTCTATAGTATTTTAATTACCTACAACACCAAGATAAAAAACCGTTTTTATGGTTTTTATCGACTGTTAAAGTGCGTTTTAATGCACTTATTTCAATTTTTTAAAACAAAATAACCATGAACACAGCAAACAAAACAGAACGAAAATTTTTGCAGGCTTTAATCAGGCACTCAAAATCATTGGAATATAAGATTGATCACCCGTGGGAGACAGAACAAAAATTTAGACAAAGGAAACTAGGGCTGATTGAGGTGGAAAGGGTTAAAAAAATGAACATCTTGATCAAGATAGTTTCCGCCTATTATGAAAGAAGTGTTGAGGACATCCGAGGACATAGCCGTAAACGGTTTTTAATAACACCCAGGCACGTTTTCTGTCATATTGCACACATAACCCTTAAAATGGAATACGCAACGATAGGGGCGTTCTTAGGGGGGAGGGATCACAGCACGATAATTCATAGCGTTAGAGATTCCGTTCCAGTATTAGAATTTAATTATCCAGAAGTGACGGAAGACATTAAGAATATTACCGATTTATACGATAGAACAATAAGATGAGATCATTGAAAAAATTAGAAGAGTGGATTAATGGCTTGGGTGAAGATTGGAATTTGTTTGGGGATATTGACAAAGGAAAATATTGGATAGATCAGGCTAAAGAAGAAATGTCAGGATCTGAAAGGAACTACCCAGAATGGCATAACTTTGACAAAGAAATACCTCAGGGGGATTGGCACGACATCTATTGGGTTATGACTAAATCTGAATACGGATATGATGTTAATATAGCCACGTTTGAGAGAGGGCAGTTTACATACACAAATCTAAGCCCTGCTATAAATGTAATATCATGGCAAAAAGTATTAACACCCTGCCCACCTGCTAGGGTTTGATATTGAATAGCTTTTAACTATATTTGAAGTGGTTGTTTTGTTTAGAGGATGATGAACGCGCCTGTTAGTAGTCATCCTCTTTCCTTAATAACCAAGGCGGATGCCAAAAGTATTAGTAAAAGATGTTTACAATGAAAATCGAAATAACCAAAATCGGCAAAGTTAAGCCGAACCCAGACAACCCAAGAGTCTTAAAAGACGATAAATTCCAAAAGTTAAAAAAGAGCATTGATGAGTTTCCGCAAATGATGGAACTCCGACCAATCGTTGTGGATGAAAACATGATGATCCTCGGGGGGAATATGCGGTACAGAGCTTGTCAGGATCTAAAGCTCAAGGAAGTGCCAGTTGTAAAGGCGGAGAACCTTACAGAGGAGCAAAAAAAAGAGTTCATCATCAAGGATAATGTGAGTTTTGGTGAATGGGATTGGGATGCTCTTGCTAATGATTGGGATGCCGCGGATCTGCCTGATTGGGGTTTGGAGGTTTGGCAAGATGATGAGGAGGATATTATTAGCGATGATGAGGGCGATTTTTCGGATAGCGGAATTATTGATGAGGTGAATGAGTGGGGCTTGGTCATTATTTGCTCTGGGGAAAGGGAACAGATGAAAATGCACGAGGAGATGATGGGGAGGGGATTTAAAACCAGAGTTATAAACACTTGATTATGAAAATAAGGGTAAGGAATAAGACCAAGGACTTCGACTCGTACAGGTCGCAAAGGGTGAAATCCCTTTTTAATGCGGAAACGGGGAGCGAGTTCAATCTGGATGCGGAAATAAATTGTGGCGATGATTGGGAAATAGGCTTAATTGTTGGTGCGTCTGGTACTGGAAAGACATCAATAGGGCGTGAGCTTTTTGGTGGCGGTAGGATCGTTGACCTTTATGATGGGTGGGATAGCTCGAAGCCAATAATTGACGAGATAGGGGAGGGCGCAGACTTTAATGATGTAACTGGCTCTCTTTCATCCGTTGGGCTTGGGGATGTCCCCAGCTGGCTAAGACCGTTCAGCGCATTGTCCAACGGGCAGCAATTTAGGGCGGGTCTTACGAGGCTATTGATGTCGGACGAAACTGATGTAATAGTTGATGAGTTTACATCCGTTATAGATAGGCAGATAGCAAAAATAGGGGCGCAGGCGTTCCAGAAATCATGGAGGAGGCAAAAGAAAAAAAGGAGGATAGTGCTGCTTTCGTGTCATTATGATATAATAGAGTGGCTACAACCTGATTGGTATTTCGATACGGCAACGGGAGAAACAAAAAAAGGGGCGAGTTCGGAGAAAGACCCAAATTTGAACTCGAAATATACAGGGTCAGTCGCGATTACTGGCGACATTTTAAATACCATTATTATCTAGATCTGCCATACCCCGTTGGGGCGCAGTATTTCATAGGCGTGGTTGATGGCGCGCTCGCCTGCCACATGGCGGTTGCGCCATCATTTCAATCAAGGTTATACAGGGGGACAAGATTGGTGGTCATGCCCGAGTGGCAGGGGGCGGGCGTCGGGACGAAATTTTTGGAATACGTCTGCGAGTTTCACAAGAGGGGGCTTGGGCTAAAGGGCAAGAAGTTCCCCACCATGTTCCACACATCGCATCCGCAGCTGATAGGGTATCTGAATTACTCAAAGAGGTGGATATTGAAATCTAGGCAACTTGGAAGCACCGATAAATACATGAGCGTAAAGAAAAAATCCGCAATAACGGGCCATACGGGCAAAAAGGGAAAGCATGGGAAATCATCTGGCGGCCATTTTCGGGCGGTGCAGGGGTTCAAATACGTGGGTTCAAGATGAGGGTCGTAATAAGCGGCCAAAAATACTTTGCCGAGAACGTGTTTAGGCTTTGCGAGGAGCTTGATATTGAGGTCGTTGCGGTCTGCTGCCCAATAGGAGATAAGTACATAGGCAAAAAGGCATCCATAAGCGGGTGCAAAATTATACCATCGGGGTCTCTAAATGTCAGGACAATGCCCGATGGCGTTGATCTTGGGATAACCGCGCACTCCCACGACTTCATAGGCTCGGGGCTTAGGGCAATGACCAAGCACGGGTGGATAGGCTTTCACCCAAGCATCCTTCCGAGGCACAGGGGGAGGAGCAGTATGGAGTGGGCGTTAAGGTTTAAGGACTTCATGATAGGGGGTACAACCTACTGGCTAAACTCGGGGGTTGACAGGGGGGATATAAGTAGGCAAAAAATAATATTTACGCCAGAGAGGTACCTGTCCATTAACCCCACCGATGGGGCGGGGCAATTATGGAGGGATGTGATGCAGGATATTGGCATCGCCCTTCTTCGGGAAGACCTCATGGGCATAAAAAAGGGGGAGTTTTTAAGGGTTAAGCAGGATGAGGCATTCGCGACATTTGAGCCTAGGTGCGAGTCTCAGCCAATATACAGGCCAGACTCATTGGCTTTACCAGAACATAAAAAAGAGTAATGGCATACGATAGAAAAAAAATATTTAAACAGGCCGAGGAGGCTATTGATAAAAATAACCTCTTTTTCATCCAAGATGTTGTCGCTTATATTGATTGTAGCGAAACTACTTTCTATGAGTTTTTTCCTGCTGATTCGGAGGAAGCGGAAACCCTAAAGAGGAAACTTGGTGAAAACAAAATCAAAATCAAATCTGGAATCAGGTCTAAACTTTACAAGGGAAGCAAGGCGAGTGAATTACTCGCGTTGTATCGTATGATCTGCACGGATGAGGAGAGAAGGTCATTGAATCAACAATACGTCGAGAGCAGGAATCTCAATGTTAATACGGAGGTTGAAATGACCGACGAGGAGAGGGATCGAAGAATTGAGGTACTAAGAAAGAAAATGGATGGCGGTGGTTAGGGTGACTTATAACGGGGTTTCATCTTATTATGAATCAGACTATGAGGCGAGTCTTTACACCTTGTCACTGGTTGCGTTTGGCGCTGAGGGGGAAGTTTTGGTTGAGGCGTTTGATGTTCCTACGGGGGAATACATCGACGCGGTTTCTGAGTTTATCCCGTATTGTATAGAACATTTGAATTAATGGGAGAGCGAGAGAAGAAAATAATTGATGCGATGGATCACCTCAGCCTAAATCATTTGTATTTTGATTTGATTCAGTCCATAATGATAGCCAACCCGAGAGGGAGCAAACAGAAGATCAGGGAGAACGAGAAAGCGAATTACATAAAGGAAAGACTTGACAACCTAAAAAACAACCAACAAAAATGAAATTCCTGAGAAAAACAAAATACTATGATGGGGTGGTTTATGAATGGAATCTACCTAGTGGATTTAGCTGCCCATTTGCTTTAGAATGTTTGGTAAAAGTAGACAGAAAAACAGGTAAGTTTGACAACAAAAGTAACGCTTATAGATGTTATTCAGCTATGCAAGAGCGATTTCCAGCGGTTCGTGAACATAGGTGGAAAAACTTTGACTTTTTAAGAGGGGGTGGCGTTCCCGAAATACCAGAAAAGGCAAAACATATTAGGATACACATGAGCGGTGATTTTTATTCTCAGGAGTATTTTGATATGTGGATAAAACTTTGCTCGGAGCATAAGGGTGTTGAGTTTTGGGCGTACACGAAAAGCCTTAATTATTGGGTCAACAGATTAGATAAAATACCCAGCAATCTAATTTTAACAGCAAGCAGGGGGGGTAAGCATGATAATTTAATTGACGAGTACAATCTTAAAAGCGTGGAAATAATAGCAAAAGTCGAACAGGCTAATGGCAGACCAATAGATGAAAAGGACAGGGAAGCAAGAAAACCGATAATTGATTTTTGCCTATTGGATAATTTTTCAAAAAATGAATCTAAGTAGTGAGGAAGTTTTAGAGCTTGAGGCGTTAGTTCATAGTCAGGGCGTAAAGGATTCAAAGAATGATTTTTATGCGTTCACAAAGTTTATGCACCATGATTTTATCGGCTCTGATTTTCATGATAAATACTATAAGATTTTAGAGGCGTTTGCTTATGGCAGGATAAAAAGATTGATTGTAACCGTACCACCTCAACACGGGAAGTCTGAGGGCAGTTCAAGGATGCTCCCTGCGTTTATATTTGGCTTGAACCCCAATGCTAAGATCACGCTGATAAGTTATGGTCAGACCTTTGCTAGTAAGTTTAACAGGGACGTTCAAAGGATAATAGATTCAAAGAAGTATTTTGATGTATTCCCCGATGTTACATTGAATCAATCAAGCGTGGTCGCTAAATCTGAAAACCATCTGCGGAATACAGAGGAGTTTGAGATCGTGGGGCATAGAGGATATTTCAAGGCGGTGGGAGTTGGTGGCGGTTTGACTGGTAATACGGTTGATATTGCCATCATGGATGATTTGTATAAGGATTATCAGGAGGCAACATCACCAACGGTATCACAAAGAGTATGGGAATGGTATTTAACCGTTTTAAAGACACGTTTACACAACGATAGTCAAGAGCTGATGGTGTTTACCAGATGGGATGAGAATGATGCCGTAGGGAGGCTAGAAAAGGCAGGTAAGGTTGTGACCTATGATGGCAGTATTCCAATTGATGAACTGGCAAAGACTTTGGACAACGATGTTTTTATCAAAATAAACTTTGAGGCGATCAAGGATAGTGAGTTCACCAACCTAGACCCAAGGGAAAAGGGCGAGCCATTATTTCCGATCAAGCATAGTTTAGAGAAATTAGAGAGCGTGAGGGAGTTGGACAAATCAAAGTTTGATGCTC